CCGGTTGCGGGCCGGGCGATACGGGCATCCCCGGCGGCATCTGTGGCATACCGGGACCCGCGCCCTGACCTTGACCGGGGTCCTGACCATTCGGTGCCGGGACCTGCGGTGGCTGCTGCATCATAAACTTGTCGGGGTCCTTGATTCCAAACCCGTTGGTCAAAACATGTTTCGCCAACGCCGACGGGTCAATAACCGTACCCACCAACGGGGCCAACGCATTCAACAGGGACACAGCCTGCTGTTTGCGTATAGTGTCATTGATCGGCTGCGTGGAACCGGCCTCAACACTGAAATCGTACTCCCCCGTAACATCATCACGCGTGTACGGCACAAACAGGCTCGCCCCCCGGTTGGACACCTGCGCCATCTGCTCCCCCGTCATAAACTGTTGCATCAACTGGATGACCCGACGGGCAATCTGGCCGATACCGATCTCCACGGTCGCCAACTTGTCAGCAGCCCTAGCGTTCCCGGCATCCGCAATAATCGACGCCTCCGTAGCAGTGCGCCTGATTTCAGGCATCTGACCACGCGCATACTCCGAAACACCCGAAACCGTGTTGATGTCGGCCTCCACGATCTCCGACATGTTGTACACCTCGGGAGACAACGGGGTTTGCGGCATCGGAACCACCGTTTCCGACAACGGCTTATTCTCGTCCACCACCGGCACCAACCGGCCATCCTGATCAGACTCAAGGGCCTCACGGCCCTCAGGGCCAAACGACCGCTCATGGTACAAATACTTGCGGGCGTACCGTTTGCGTGCATTCATCATCTGCGAACGGGTCTTGTCCAACTCCTGCTGTAGAGACTCCAACGCCTCCAAATCACCCATCGGGTAGAAATAGTCGGGGATGTCGTAGTTGCGCATCATCACAAACGGTTGACCGTACGCATACGGCATCGGAGTCGGATCAATCAGAAACTGGTCGCCAGACTGTGGAATCACACACAGCGTGTTAGCAGCCACGTCGTAGTACTCAAAGACGACGCACCGCTCCTCGTTTATCAGGTACTCTTCCTGCTCCTGCCGCGATGTCACCGAATACGTTGGGGACACCATCGAATCCGCAGACAGCGACCTTCTGGCCGACGCCTTGTAACGCCCATCAGCCTTAGCCTCCTCCAACGGGCGGATAATGCGCTGGGCAATCCACTTGGTATCCTCCAAACAGGTCGCCTCGGGGTCCACAAACACGTCGAACGGGCTGATCCGCTCAACAAACGGCTGATCCTCCACAACCATCATCGCAGTCTGTGGAATGTTCGCAGCCATCTCATCATCAGTCGGCAAACCACCCGCCAACTCCGGTGCCTCCATGGCAAACTGGTCGGCCTCGTCCAAAGCCTCGTTGTACAGGTCTTCCCGCTCCGTTTCCCCCAGACGGCGCTCCTGCTCCAAAAACTTCCAACCAACCTTCATCCAACTATGGCCGAAAATCAGAAAATCCTTGACAGCGCGGCGAAACGGCTTACGGAAATCGTGGTGCTTCCACAAATGGTTGACCACAGCCTCAACGAAAGCCGCACGGTCCTGATCCTCCGGCTGGTTGGGAGTTACCACAATCTTGGGGTGGTTCACCGAAACAGACGGCGCTATCACATTGATCGTGCTAAAGGCCAGATTGACGGCAATCAAATCCTCGGAACTGACCGACGTTTGCGGCCAATGCTTACCACGGTACAAATCGGCCATACGACGCCACAGGCTGTCGTACCCCATTTCGTCACGCCAACGAGCGGACGCGTCTAACCGACGTTTGACAATCTCGTACTTGTCGGCCTTGGTTTTGCGAGCCATCAGAACATCGCCTTATCTGGCAGACGTTCGATGCTTCGACCTTGGGCCAACGCCTCTTGCTGCGTCTTCCGCCCGCGCTCCTCGCGCGACAAGTGCTGCTCGTCGGGAGGCAACAGGGATCGGGAACCCCGCCCAGTTACGAACCCGATGCCAAGAAGTCTTCGACGGCGTTCCCATAGGTCATCTATCTCGGCGCAGGACAACGCCCCACGCCGCTCCACCACATAGTCGTGGAACTCCTCGTAGGACGCCTCCGGGTGGAGGATCGCCACAGTTACGGGCGCTTGGTATGTGGTGCAGCGTTATGGCCCTTCAGGTTTGGCTGCGGGCTGGCAGGCTCAATAGAACCCGTGGGACCATGCTGGTTGAACGGAGTGGTCCGCGGCGAGTTCTCACCGTAGCCACCAGTCTGGTTGTTCACCTTGGGTGAACCAAACCGCTGCTTGGGTGAACTGGGAGTCGCCGGTTCCCAAATCGGGTTGGCCGACACGGAGCCGCCACGCTCCATCTTGTTGTTCTGGCCCTTCGGGCCATCAATTGTTTCCGTACCACTGGTATGTGACACAAAGTTACGTACTGCCAAGGCAAAAACCTCCAATAGAGTCTCTAATAGGGAAGGCTAGACTGTCCCACGCACCGTTTTGGCCCCTATTTGCATCGGATTGGACACATCGGCATCTCGTATAACCATGCGGGCAAACCAGTCCACGGTCCAATAATCGTCCACTTTTGGCGCAAATTCGGGCATAAAAGCGTACTGGCGCATCTGATTGGCCAAAGCCAACGCCATGACACGGTCATCGTGCGGAGAACCACTCATAGAACCCCGCTCATTGCGGGTATACGTGCGCAACTCCGCCAACGTGTACCTGTCGCGAAGCAGTAACTCGCCGCCCCGCAACGCCATCCCCAAATCGTCAATCAGCAACGGCTTCGTAGTGCGAGTCGTCTTCCACCCAAACTCCTGAGACACCTTGGAGGTCACCTGATTCAACGAACGCTTCCGAAACAGGTTCGGATGCCCCAAATGCCGCAACTGCACAATCGTCGTCAAACCATGATTGTTCGACTCAACACACGTCAGGGCATCATTGTACCACAAAGCGAGCATGTAAACCTCGTTGGCCAATGTGTCGGGGGGAATGTGTCCGTGCCATACAGCAACTTGCTCGCCCGTTCGCACGTCCAACACTTGCGCGCACGAATAGTCCCCGTGTGCAAGCCCCTCCGCCGTGTCAACCCCAATACAGTAGGGGTGTCCACCAACGGGTTCACGCCAAACTGTGAACATCTTTTCGCCATTCCACTACTCGGGTATATGGCTGCCATAAATAACCGCCCTGCCCCTCTTCAACATTTGTTTCCATGTCTTCCAGAACATCCAGATCAAACACCGGATTACCAGACTTGATAAACGCTTCCTCAGGCGTCGTCGGATACTCCTGAGCCAACTGCCACGACAGCATCGACTCCTTTTTCGACTCATACCAAGACTCGTCACGGTCCTCCGAAGCAGACCACGGAAAAAACATGGGTGCAAACCTGTTGGTCCCAGTCTGCGACCCAACCCACAACTCATGGAAAAAGTTCCCCGATCCGTTAGCGGTACTCAAACCAATAATGCGACCCCCCACATCCGCCACCGGCTCTATAGAAGCCCACGCCTCCTCAGGGTTCGGAAGGAACGCCCATTCGTCAACCACAACCAGCGAAGCCGACTCACCTCTAGCAGGATCGGATGCCGAAGGCATCGAAGTAATCTGGCTGCCATTGCTAAACGCCATCCTCTGCTGATGTTCAACCAGCGTCTGCGGGCCACGTTCCAGCATCCAATCCGGCATGTGTTGAAAACCATACTTGGACTTCCTCAACAACAGCACCGACTCGCGTTCGGTGCGCGACAGGTCAATAATGTTCTGATCCGGTTTGAAAAACGCCAACCAGAACTGGTGGGCAGCCACCAACGTGGTCCAACCGATCTGACGGGCCTTCAAAGTCAGGGAATACCGGTGCTCATCCCAATGCGTCAACGCATTCGACTGGGCAGTACGCAGGTCAAACAGGATACGGCCATGGGCCGGATGCGCTATATGCCAGTAGTTTCTCAAAAAGTGGCGCTCGTCGTCAACACAGCGCCGCCATTCGGCTTCCTGTTGAAGTTCAGTCAGACGAGTCATCTAGCAGACTGCACGGGCCGTGACGCAGCGTAACACCTTCCCAACACACGCAATTGTCGTGGTCGCAGAACGGGTCGTACACTTCG